AAGATCGCTGAGGGGCTGGTCTTCACCGTTGAGCCGTTCCTGTCGCTCGGCGGCCGCAACGCGGTAGAAAAGGACGCCAGCGATGAGTGGACGCTGGTCAGCGAGCCGCGTGCGCTCACGGTGCAGTATGAGCATACGATCGTCGCCACAAGGCGGGGACCGGTTATCGTTACGCTTCCAGGCTAAGAGGAAATGGTATGCGCGGAGGGGGTCGAACCCTCGACCATCCGATTAAAAGTCGTTACGCATGTCCCGGAAATACGGTACTTTCATCGAGTCATGCGCCATCCATGCGCCATTCACTCCCCGATGCTGTCCACCAAATCGCGGTGGCTGGCGCTTGGAAACAGGTGGCCGTATCTGTCCATCGTGATAGCTAGGCTGGCATGCCCGGCCCAGGTCTGGACGGTTTTCGGCGGCGCGCCAGCGGCGATCCATTGGCTTACAGCGTAGTGCCGCAAGGAGTGCCAATTGAAACCGCTAGCACCGATCTGAGCCAGCAGAGGCAGGTAGTCGCGCTTGTAGAAATTCGAGTGCCGAGTGTAGGTCGCGCGATTTCCGTTCTTCCTCTTGATGACAGTCGGAAACACCAGATCATCATCGCTGCCGAAAGCTGAACGCGCTCGCCATGCGTTCAATGCAGCAACAATGTCCTTGCCGATGGGAACCGTACGCTGGCCGGCCGCGCTCTTTGTCGTGTCTTCGTCGCCGTGTATATCCACACGGGTTTCAACCGTCACAGCTCCGCCATCTAGATCAAGATGGCGCCATCGGAGGGCCCATTGCTCCGATGCGCGCAGGCCGCTCCTGGCGGCGAAGAGCAGACGGACATGCATATCCGCGTCAGCGGCTTTCAGAAGATCGCCCATGGCCTCTTTGGTTGGAGGAACGATCTTTGTGGGGCCGTCTTTCCGTGATCCGACGACCTTAACGCCGCGGGCCGCATTGGTGGCCACCAGATCCTTCGTGCGGGCGTGATCGAGCGACCGGGCCAGAGATGCCAGAACGCGCCTGGTGGTGGAAACCGAAACCCCTGCCGCTAGCAGCCGATCAGCGAGGTCGCTGACCGCCGACGATGTCAGTCTCGACAACTGCACCTCGCCTATGCCCTCATCGAACTGCACGCCTCGCTTCCGATGCTTCACTGAAGTGCCGGAGAGGAGGGCAGGGACTGCGTACCCCAGTTCAGACTTCACCGATGCCAGGTACGTCGCCGTAACCCGTGCATCGCGCTCATGTCGTGCCTCGAGATGTTTCAGGTACAGACGCGCTGCGTCCTCGACGGTATCCTTGGCCGCCCGGAATGTGCCCGCTACAACCTGGCCCTCCGCCTTGATGCGCGCCGCCTCGGCATCGCGCTTCTTCGCGAACTGAGTCTTGTGACGCTTTCCGGTCGCGTCGGTAAACGCCAAAACCCAAGCCTCGTGGTCCCCACTTGCATTTGACCACTTGCGTTTCGTGATTGTTGCCATGTTGACCATCCGATGTTGGTGGCGCATGCATGGCACGGCGCGCAGGGACATGCAATTGGTACGCTCAGCGGCGTGGGGGTTGGTGTAAGCATCCGCAAATAATTGCGTTTGCTTCTCGCCCACAGTGCTGTGTCCACAAGGACTTCACGCCCAGCGAGCGGGTAGCGATAGCTCGGGCTGTCGAGGAGGGCATGGGCAACAGGCAGGGGCAGCGGACGGATTTAGAACTTGTGCAAGATTTTGCACAAGTTGATGCTGGCACCAAAACCCGAGACATCGCTGCACGCAAGGCTGGCTTCGGAAACCCCGAGACCTACCGCCAAGCCCGCACCGTCACCGAAAACGCCAGTTCGCCATTATGGCAATCTGCCATTTCCCACCGCACCGTTACGCGTAGGCGGAAAGAGGCCTATCGCGCCCTGCACCCGGAGACGGGCATGGCGTTGACGACAACTTGACGCCAACGACCTCGGCCAAGAAATTGGCAGAAGTGGATCGCGGCGGAGTTTGCGATGAGTGATACTACCTCCGCGAACTACATGAGGATTGCCACGGAGTTTGGCTCAAATTCCCCGCGTGCTGGTAATTTGAGTTTCAGGGCGTTAACCGCACTAGCTTATTCCCCCGAACCTGTTCGCGCCGAAGTTCTCGAACGCGCTGCATCCGGCGAGCGGGTCACGGCAAATCGGGAATTGTTCCAGAAATGAAGGCCCCGCGCCTGTAGGTGCTGGTGGTGACAGCGGCGCGGGGCAGGGGTGCCGGTTGGTGAGGCCGGCTGATGGGGTGGTGATCCGGGTCAGACTCGAACTGACTTTGGCGCTTTAGAAGAGCGCGACCCATCCTGCGGGCCGGACCTAGTTTCCAACAGAACGCGATCGAGCAACGCCTGCTTGAAATCGGCGCCCGCGGCTTCATCCTCGATTGCCCCCTGAAGAAGTAGGAGCAGGTCGGCCCAGGTGATCGATTGATTAAGCATGATCTCGGCTCGGCGTTTCAATCAACAGAAAATGTTGATACACAACATAGCGAACAAACGAGAGGTGTCAACATAAAATGTTGATGGCAATTTCTGCAACGCAGTGCCGCGCTGCCCGAGCACTCCTGGATTGGAACCAGCCTGAGCTGGCCACCAAGGCCGGCCTGGGTTTGTCAACAATAGTGGACTTCGAAAAGGGCAGACGTGCCCTGACCGCTGAATCGATTGCCGCCATCCGCACCGCCCTTGAAGCCGCCGGCGTCGTATTCCTTGCCGATGGCGAGGTAGCGCCCGGGCCTGGCGTGGCGTTGAAGTAAGGGATTGCACCCCGTCGCGCTGCCAGTATAGCTATGGGGAAGTCACAGCGGGGGCGCTCGTGGAACTCATCATACTTTGGATTGTCTGCGCATTTGTGGCGGCTGCTATTGCAAGCGCCAAGGGAAGAAGTGCGTTCGGCTGGTTTATTTTGGGTCTGCTGTTCAGTGTTTTTGCCGTCTTGGTGGTTTTGGTACTGCCTTCGAAGAACCGACCAACCAGCTACGGCCCTCGCGATCGCACCAAGGATTGTCCGGATTGCGCTGAAGAAGTGCTGGCCGCCGCGAATGTCTGCAAGCACTGTGGGTACCGGTTCAGTTGATGCGTCGGATTATCTTCGGATTGGCCGGCGCGGCATTCACCATTATCATCCTTGGCATAGGCGCGTTGGCGTTCGGCTATCGGGTCTTTGTCATTCAACCAATTGGCGCCATTCCTGACGGCATTACGGTCGTCGTTCGTGGCGTGCCTGGTCTTCGGCGTAAGAGTGGACAACTTGTCCGCTCTTTTCTGAGTATCCAGCGCGGCCAACAGCCCCATGCCCCGTCTCCGGGTGCAGGGCCAGATAGGCCTCTTTCCGCCGACCGTTCTGCCAGCGCGAACAGGGTTATGTGAGCCTGATGTGCCGCGCAACCGCTGCCGGCGCCGTGGCACGCAACGGAACAATCGTGGCGCGCTTTCCGTACAGCCAAGTGCTTTACCGAATGAGTGGCGCACCGGAGTTAGAGCGCTAGAGAGGTCCACTGTTGTGTGGCAGTCTCTAGCCCGTGAGCCAGGCGGGCGGCGCAAATGAAAGCGGCGTCGAAGCGGGCGTCTAGGCCATAGATTGAACGGTCGGTCATCGCCCGCCCCACTTCTGGCGGCGCATGATTTCGTTGCGGATCGTCGGAATGAGCTCGGCCTTCTGCTTTTGCAGAACGGCTTCGATGCGCGCCACCGATCCGGCGTCGGCGCCGCGGGCGTCGATTACCGGCGCGAAGGTAATGCTGGGCGTATTATCGCTGGCCGGCCTGGCGGTCGACATGTTCGGAAGCGTCGGAGCCACGAACCCACCCTCGGCATAGCCGCGCCGCAGGGCCTCGAGATTCCCGACGCCCAGCCGCTTGGTTGAGGCAGCGTCAAAAACGTACTCACCCTTGTGGACTACGCCAGCCGGCTCATATTTGCCGCCAGCACCGGTATAGCCGCCGGAGGCGAAGCCTGGCACGCCGGGGAACAGCGCTTTGGTGAGCCCGCCTGTCAGTCCCTGAATGCCCAGGTTGATCAATTGCCCACCCAGGTTTTTGAGGACGTCGCCAAACGATTGCGCGATATCCTTGCCTTCGATGAGATCGTCGATGAACGTGCCCAGCGCATCCTGTGCCAAGTAGCCGAACTCCTCCATCGCGCGCGCCGAGGCGTCGATGGCGGCGGTCTCGGCCGCAATGGCGGTCACCAGCGTTTCGATCTGCCGCTGCTGCTCGGGTGTCGCCTGGGCGCCGGCCTCGCGCAGCCTGTTGTTTACCTCCTGTTGGACGTTGGACAGCCCGATCTGTGAGCGCTCAAATTCGAGCTGCTTGATCAGATCGACGATGGCCGCCTTTTGTTTCTCGACGTCGGAAACGCTCGATCTTGTCTTAGTAGGCTTTCCTGGGGCGACCGGAGTGGTGGGCGCAAGCTTGAGCGTGCCGTCCGGGTTGGTAGCAAAACCGGAATATAGGTTCGATGGCTGGCCAACACCGGCGAGTTGCGTGCGGAGGCGGAGATCGTTCTTGGCGTCCGGCGAAAGCACCTCGAACATTGGCTGGTTGCCGCCCAGCCCCGCGCCCCGCTGCCCGACATCATTGAATAAGTTGATGAAGTCGCGCAGCGCCTCGTAGGCGCCGACAATTGCACCCTTGAGGCCCATGTCGACCGCCGTCGCTAGCTCTCCGAACTTTCGGTCGAGCTCGGTAGCGGCGTTGACCATGTCGGTATCGAGGACGGCGCCGAGATCGTGCGCCTTCTGGATCGTCTGCTCGATTCCACGCTTGCCTTGGTCGACGAGCTGAACAAATTTCTCCCCACCGGTGCCGCCGAAAATTTCGTCGGCGATGCGGATAGCGGAGGCCCGGTCGATCTCGCCAAGCTTTCCAATAATCTCGGTGAACAGCGCGCTCGGATCTTGAAGCTTCGCCGCGAGCTCGGCTGCGCCGTATCCCAGCCGCTGGAATGCTTCGGCGGCGCTACCCTTGCCGGTGACGACGAATTCGTCGGCACGCAGAGAAAGCTCCTTGAGCCCGTCAACCAGGCTGTCGACGCCAATGCGATTCTGTTCCGCGACAAACCTGAGCTCGGAAAACTTCTCAACCGACACGCCAGCGCGTCTGGCCTCGTCGCCGATCGAGGCGATGCTCGATGCTGCGTTGCGGATTCCTGTGACGACGCCAGTGGCGCCCAAGGCCAATAGTGGGGCGGCAAGGCCCTTGGCAAACGAGGCGCCAATCGAGCCCACTGAACTCGAAATTCCGCCCGCCGTGCGCCTGGCATCCGCGCCGAACTTGTTGAGGTTCTTGCCGGCCTTCTGGAGACCATCGTTGAACTCGGCTGAGTTCAGACCGAGGTCGACGTAAATGCCACCAGCGTTCGTGGGCATCAGGCGGCCTCACCGCTGGCGAAGTGCTTCCGGACGAACGCCCCTAGGGCCTTGCCAACTTCCTCGCCACAGGCGGCTGCGCCGCGCTTGTCGATAGCCTCTCCTGCCTGGCCCAGCAAAACATGGAAGACGTGGCTCTCCGTAGGCGGGAGGTCCATCGGCACTGAGACATAGTAGTTCGACGCCGCCATCAGCGCCCGCAGGGTGTGCATGGACATGCCGTTTTCGGCTTTCGCCTCTTCAATGATCTCGCCGATGGATTTGCCGAGGTAGCGCTCGGCGGCAATGAGCTTTGCTGCAGTGAAATTCATGATGATTTGGCCTTTCGTTTCGCGACGCGCTTGGCCGTTGCCTCGATCTCGTGGCCGAGGGTCTGGCGAAGGCTGTCGGTAAATTTGATTTTGTTGGATCGGAGCGCAGGGCCCAAAAATGGGTGTGCCGGTGCCCCGCGGGTGCCCCACTCCGCGAAGTGAGCGTGAGGTGCGGTGGCGCGAACTCGAACCGTCGCCGTTGGTCCGCGGTTGGAGTTGCGGTTTGCGGCCGCCGCCGCGGCACCTGCCTCAGCGCGAGTGGCGCCTGACGCCATCGCTTCAGCGAACGCCGCCTTGCCGGCGCTGCTACGGACAACGGTCATCCCGATGCTGTCCCGAAGTTGGCCAGTATCGACAGGGGCCATCCGCTTGGCATCGGCGGCGATCGGGGCGGCGGCCTTCTTTAGTGCTCGCTCAAGGACCGAGCGGGCCGTGCTCTTCTTGAACTGGCCGAGGGCGGCGTTGAGCTCCCGCAGGCCGGTCACGGAGACGTTAGCTTTCATATGCCTCCTGAAAATGAAAAACCCGCCGGTGGAGGGCGGGTTGGGTGGGGGGGGCTGTGACAGACACTAAAAAGGAATGTCATCATCGGTGGAATCGAAAGCGGAGGCATCCTGCCACGGACGACGGCGGCTAGGCCCTTCAAATTCAATGGCCGGGGGACGAGGCGGCTCAAGCATTGCTGGCGCCTCTGTGAAGGGTAGCCTGGTCAGGTCTTCGGCTACTTTTGCCTCTGCAACTGCTTGCATGATCTGAGAAACCAATTTTGTGGCTACATCACCGGTGGCCCACAGCGCTCCGGGGACTCCCAGTATCTGTACCGACAACAAAGTGGCGGCGAGTAGGCTAAGCCGGCGCCGCTCCAGGACGGCTTCGAATTCCGCTATCTTGCCGTAAAGCCTATCCTTCGTAGACGGGTCCATCGTCGACTTATCGATGCATTCGCGCAATCCATGGATGTAGGCTCGAATTCGATCCCGCGATTGACCGCTTAGCTCAACAGATTCGTGACGCGACCGCACGCTAGCGTCCAATACAATCTGAGCGAGGTAGTGATCGAGGTCGCTCTTGAACTGATCGTAGACATCGGAGCTAAATCCCTTCACTTTCGGAAGTGGTTGGGATGCGAACGGTTCGATCTTGTATTTCTTGCCTGCCGCTAGAACCACATTCATGTAACCGAGTCTTGCTTCTTGGATTTGAAGCCACTGCGCTTCATCGAGGCCGTCAAGTCCGTCTAATCTTTCACGCAGTCGCATTTGACCGAGCCTGGTGAATTCAGCGAAGGCAAGGCGGTTGTCCTCCGGGAGTGCTTCTAGCTCTTCTTGCGATATGAAGTCGTAGATGTTCATGCGCGTCATCTCCTAGCATCCGATGCTAGCAGTGCGGCAAAATCTACGCATTCCCGCAGTTTGACTTTTACCCAACGCCACTCAACCGCCTATGCACCGCGACCGCCCACGGGAGCACCGACCAATCTACGCCGGTCAAGGCAGGATGCCAGCAGCATGGCGGCACCAGGGGCATGGAAAGCGCGCCGATCCTTTCGCTTACGCACCGGCACGTCGTTTCCCTCGAGGCGGTTCGCCGAACACTCGCAAAGCGTGGTGCCCGTATTGCCCAGGCTGCCCGTGGAACTCATCCAGAAACTGCGTCCCAAGCCGCTGCCAAGCGTCACGGGCGACATCCTCGTCCGGTACGCCATAGCGGTTCGTTTCAACACCGATCGCCGGCAGCAGGTCGAAGAAATCGAAGCCAGACTGGAAATACATATTCCACGCTTCAATCTCCGCACGCTGATCGCGCCGTTTTCGATTTCTCGCTCGGACCGGCATTAGCGGCGGTTCCCATAATCGGCAGTTCTTGGCGCACGCGGCGCCTCATCGGGACCATCCACGTCGAGCGCCAGCTCGCGTAGAAGGCGGGCGAAACCGATGCGGGAGTCGCGCTCGATCGCCACCTCCGGTCTTGCCTTGGGCTGGCCAAAGCGGTCAGCGAAAGTCATCCCGTCGCGGTCGATCACCTCGCGAGCAGCTTGGCCACGATCCCAGGCCTCCGCCGCGAGGGTGAGAAGGCGAATATGGTGAGGGTCAAGTTCGTAGTCGTTCAGCACTAAGGAGAACCAGCGCCGGGTAGCCGGCCGGAGATGTGCCGGCGGCTTGGTGTCGGCCATGGCGGCCTCCATTTTTTGTTTGAACCGGGGCATCGCGCATGAATGCGTTGCGCCCCCGCCGGTGCGCAAGGAGCGATGGTCTGAGAGTTTCGACCACCCCTCCCACCGCTATGGCCTGATCCCCCGCCGTCGCATTGCGGCTTCCGCCCGCCTGCGACTGGCGGCAAGCCTGTTCGCTTCGCCCTTTGTCACCGTAGCGCTTGTGTTGTCGTATGCCGGAAAGGCTACCAGGCTCACTTCGAATAGGTCGACATCGGTGATCGTCCTGAGCGGCAGCCTGCGTCCGCCGTCCTCCCATTCCTCCGCCCGAACTCGAAACCCGAACGAACAGCCCTTAACGTCTTGTCGGCCGACAGTGCCCAGGGCGGTCTGGCCTTCCGGCGTCGTGGTGTCGGCATCGAGCGTGAAGTGAAGCCCGGTCCGATCCTCGCGCAGCTTCAGTGTTCCCGCCGACGCTCGGCCAAGGACACGACCGCTATCATGATCGAGGAGCATCAGCACGTCGGGCCGCTCACGGAGCGTCCGGGTGAAGGCGCCCGGTGCGAGGCGCTCGCGAAACTCGCCAGCGATGACGGTCTCGGACTCGAAAACCGCGGCGTACCCGCTAATCCCGGTCAAGTTTTCGCTCCGCTTCGCCAAGCTCAGACTGCGCTCGCAGGGCGCGGGCTATCGCGATAGGATCGGTGCTGGCGAAGGTCGCTGACTTGCCAGGCAGTGTGATCGAACGTCGCGTCCCGCGACGGACGGCGCGGTCGTCTGCGATGTCGATACCATTTTTAACTGACATATCCGGCCTCCCGCGCCTCGCGCGCAACGCGACCGACATGGAATGACATGCCACTCTCTACCTCGCCGAGGAAGCCCAGCCCAAGCGGCCCAAGGGCGGTCCACTCCACGTCCTCGACCTCGAGGTTTTTGACCAGCTCGGAATAGCTGCGGCGCGCTTCGTCAACTGCCTTGAGGGCCTCAACAATAGCCGCGACGCGCTGGCCGTACTCGGCTTTCACGGCGGCCCTGACCTTTGCGCTAGCCGGACCTCGGGCGTCGGCGAGGCGTCCACGCTGAAGGTTGATCGCAGTTTCATGATCGACGATTGCGCGCCGAACCTCGGCCAGGCGGCGGACGCGTTCTTGATGTTCGTCGACGGCCGTGTCACCCAGCAGCGCGGCGACCGCGCTCTTCATTCGCGGAGCTGGCGCGGCGGCGGCAGCCTTCTCCAGCGCCCGGCGCTCGGCAAGCAGGGCATGCAGGCCGTCGTGAAGCTCCGCGAAACGTCGGGCTCGATCGGCGTAGTCGTTATCCGCTTCAGCGAGCGAGGGGACGACAAAAATCTTTGGGATGATGGCCAATTCTAGCTCCTGAACGCGGCGCGCACGGCATCGCGAAAAGCGCGGCCGGCGACGGTTGTTGATTTTCGGTGGCCGGCGGTCGGCCAATGACCTGGCAGCGAGCCAGCCGAGATGTGGCGTTCGACGCGATCACCCCAATGGATGGCCACCTCGGGCCAGTTGGCGACCACCTCGATCGCCTTAAGATCGTCAAGATCTCCGGGCGCCAGCAGCGCGGTTTCGACGAGGGCAAGCAGGGCTGCGCGTGCACTGATGCACAGCGGCGCGGCCGGGGAGTTTCCGCCGGGTGTCGTTGCCAGCAGAGCGTCGACTGCCGCGGGCGTTTCGCGGATCGTGAGGTCCACGGCCACCGCGAGTAGCAGGTTCACGAACTGATCGTCGGTGATATTCGGTGGAATGCCAGGAGCGCCGAGGGGCAGGGCGCCGACCTCTTGAAGTCGGCGGGCAACTTGACGGGTGCGAGAAGAAGGGAAACCGCCATATCGATCGAGTGCGGCGAGGGCCGCGGTCAGGGTAGCCACATCTGGCCTCCAAATTTGAGAAATTGCGGGTTGGTGGGCAAAGCAAAGGCGGCATCCGTGAGATGCCGCCCCGGCGCCGCCCTTGCTCGATGAGGCTGCAAGCCCCTTCGTCTATAACGGGCGGCAGGTCGTCGCTTTTGGGCTATGCCGCCAAAAAATCTTTGAGGGCCGACGCCGCGGCGCTGAGGCGTCGCTTGCCGGTGGCGTTATCATTGCTCGCAACGAGATCGCTCATCGAGCCAGCAGTGCGGGCGGTGAGCAGCGTTGCGAAGTGCTCAGGCTCCGTTGACCGGAATTGCTCGAGAGCGGCCCGGTCAATGATTACGCGGTCCATAGTGTAGGCGTCGGGATCGGGACGCTTGACGTGGCTTGCCGTTCCCTCTCCGTCCGACCGGGAGCCGCGCCCAGCGCCGAGACCCAGGAATAGGCGAGATGGCTCAGGGGCGTACGGCAGCCCTGGGAGCGCGCAGTCGTACAGTGGCGGCAACCCGGAAGCCGCACGGGCCTTGTCTAATGGAACGTCGCCACGGACGTGGGCGAACTGGGTCCAATCGACCGGAGGCGCTGGCTTGCGTCGCCGGAAAGACTTACGCGGCTTCAGGGGTGGGATGGCACGGAGCTTTGTACAGTACCATTCCACGGTTTTCTTGCGCGCCAGAACGGCGGCCAGGGCCTCGGAATCTCTCTCGCGTCCCACTTCCTGGGCAATTGGGCGCCCCCAGATGTGAGTCAGGGCGCCAGCGGGGACGTAATAGTTGCGTGGTTCCAGTTCGCCTTTGACGCGAACGAACTGCATGCGCCAGGTCGACCGATCCGAGAACCTAACTGCCCCGGCCTCGAAGTCGGCCAGGAGCATCTCGGCCTTTGGCAGTTCAGGGTTCACGTCCGGCACGCTGGCCGGCCGATCGTTCTCGTTAGCGGAAATACCGACTAGGTCTGGCACCGCCTCCAGCGTGGCATAAAACCAAGCCAGAGTTGGGACAAGGGGGGCAAGATCATGGTGACGGGTCACACTATCCTCCGGGCGGCATAGGAGGTTTCAAGGGATAGGCGCGTGGCTCATGAAATGTGCTTGGGATGTATATATAGAGCCGCAAGGGGCCAAGGTTAAACCGGGCCCACCAAATTTCGAATTTTTGCGGATGCGGATTGTTTGCGAGAAAGAGCGAACAAAGACAAAGATTTTTGTCTTTGATAAAAACGAAGCCGCGAAGAGGTCCGGCTTCGGGGAATTACGAGACAGCAAGGCAGGCCCGCGCCGTGGTTGCTCCCGCCGAATGAATCAGCCCCTCACAGAGAGCCGCCGCACCGTGATGCGGCACCGGTAGCAGCCTGGAAGCGCTACCGTGATTTATCCCAATAGACTGGATGCTCGTTTTCGTTTGAAATACCGATAGGGGTGCATCAAAATGGATAGTGAAGAACTTAAGTCGATGACGCGCGAACGGCTCGCCGCATGGCGAGATCTTCATGCACAGGCCGTAAACCTCGCTCGAGAGTACGGGCGCCGTGCCCCGAAAGACGAAGAGGCGTTGCGTCGTATAGACGTTGAACTTGCCATCAGAGACCGGCAAGACGCGCGCAACCATTGAACCTGCCTCCCGTGAGGCAGGGCGACACCAGCGGCAGAGCCCCTAAGCATGGCCGCTGGTGTCGCTTCTATTGCCCGCGCGGGTCAGCGCTATTACGAAAAGACCGAGATCAGCGCGGCGCACGGCGAACGCTGGTTCTGTTCGGAAGCGGAAGCTCGGGCCGCGGGATGGCGCCGCTCGAAGGTGTGAGCGCGGCGGTTGTCTCATTGTCCGACCGCAAATCAGGGCGAAGTGCGTAGAACTGGTCCCACGACAGGCGTCGGCCCCGGTAGGGGCGATCGGTATCTGCGGTCATTTAGCGGTTGTCCGTCTGCGGCTTGGTCCATTTCACCGCATCAACGAAGCGGGGGAATTCCCATCCGTCGTGCGTTTCGATGGCGACCCATCTAGGGCCTGCCGGTTGGTCGGCGATGCCGACGACTTGGACTTCTTGAAGGACCGGATTGGTGGCATTGGGCGGCGCCACATCGATAAGGGCCATGAATGGCTCGACCTTAAGCATTTGGTTCATCCAGTTTCTCCTCTGGTTGATGGGTGTCGGTGGCTGCACTCTCCGCCGTTCTCAAATTCTCAAATTCTCAACATGCTCTGGGACACCCCCACACGAAGGGGAAAAACCAGATTCAAAAGCATCGTAAGAATTTAAGAACGAGAGAGATTCATATATATAAGATATTGATATATATGGGTTATATGTCTCTATTCTCGTTCTTACGGCGTTCGAACGGCGTGAGAACGTAAGAACGAAAACACCCATAAATCAGTTTATCGTTCTTACGTTCTTACGGCCGTTCTTAGACTGCGAGAACGAGCTTTGACCCTTTTCCGGGCGTCGGCCTGGCGTTGATGTCGATTACCGCTCCGGATGCGATCAGCCACGATAGCGCATCGGCAAGTTGCCTATGGTCGGCACCACGGACACCCTTGCGCTCAAGCAGTTTGGAGTAGGTCAATCCACCCCCACTGTCCTCGATGGCGGCCACTATGTCCTTGCGCAGGCGATCAGCTGGGCTCTCTGCCAGGTGTCGTCGTACACCCTGGCGAATGGTCCGGATCGACGCAAAAACCACTCCCCATGCCCATTCGATGTCGGCCCGGTCGACCTCCGGTTCAGATGGCCTCCGACTGATCGCGCGAAGCGTCGCCAGCCTGATCGTGTTTTCAGCGGCGCGGCCGATGATGTTGCGCGCGTCACCGTGCCAGAAGGGGTTATTTTGCCAGCGGAAAATGTCGGACCAAAGGGAATAGGCGTCTCCGTCCTCGCCGCCAGCCATCGGCACGGTATATTTGGGGATCTGGAGCAGGCCGCCTCCCTTCGGAAACTCCGACAGCGCGGCTTTCAATGCCTCGACAAGGTGGACCGGAAGCTTGTTCTCGCGCTGGAGACCAGGCGGCCTGACCTCGTCAGCTCGGCCGGCGGTGACGAACACAAAGCGGTTAAGGAAACCATCGGCAACACTGGCTTGCGATAGCCCTGCATACAGCGTCTCCACAGTGGTCATACCGAGTACGGTCAGCGCCGGGCCGATGATCGGTTCGGCGTCTTTCTTGGTCTCCGCGCTGGCATAGATGCGACCGTCGAACAGACTGTTGGCTTGGTCATATACAGCTAGCAGGAATTTGCGGATCGATGCCGCCACGCTGTTCTGGTGCTTGGCGTTGATATCCTGGAGAGTCAGACCAAACTCATCCATGACAATTGCCGTAGACGAGCTAAGGCGCAGCGTTCGCTCAATGGCGGCATAGCTGGTGTGGTCGCCATTGGTGACAGCGGATTTGCCGGCGGCGCCCAAACTGCCTACCAGCCTACGGATGGCCTTGGGCGGGTGCCCCTTGCCACCGGCGGTATCGAGGAGCGTCGTGATGTATACGTTCACGCCAGCTTCGGTGGGGGTGAGTGCTTTCTTGCCGAAAAGGCCCGCTAGCACGGCTATTGCCGAGGCCAGGGACAACTCCGGAACAGGAACGATCGCAGTGTCCGTCACCCACTGCGCTATCTGGCCCAGGAGGCCGCCAGCCGCCTCAGGCGTGAACGGCGCGAGATGCATCGCGGGCGGCGCGGGTTCCGGGTCGTTGTCGTTCGCAGGGAGGGGAGGTTCGACGTCCGAGACGATCGATGGGACCATTCGAGGCTTGAACCCGAGCTCGCGCCCAACGATCAATTTGGCAATGTGCTCGTCCTCCTTCGGTCCCGAGAGGAAGCGAATGGCGGGCTCATCGCCGAGCGAGGGGGAGAAATAGACCAGGAGCGCCGTCTCCGGAGCGCACGCTTCGATCGTGTCGACGAGTACGCACCAGCGGAGTGCTTCCTCCCAGTTGGCAGGTTCGAGAAGTCCGGCATCATTGAACTCCGGCGATGACAGATTCTCGCGGGCAGCGGCGCGCCAATCGCCGCCCCCAAACTTGTGCTCGGGCGCCAACTTAATGTCGCCGCCCGTATGGCGCGCAACCCCCCAGTAAAGTTCGGCCAATGTGGATGCATCTCGAGATGCAAAAATGCCGGAGAGTGTGACTGGCTCAGGCTGCGTTGCTGTCATGGGCCGGCTGCCCTCCATGGAACATTGTCGATGCTGCGGCGGTGATTTGGTCTCTGACCTCGACCGAGGTGATCGCGGCCGGCACGCCGTTTCGCGGTGAAGGCGGGAAGGTCCGCCAGATGCCCCCAGGCGTGCGCCTGAGCTGCCAGTTCGTGAGGCGGAATCCTGGTGCGACCTCTATGTCAAAGGTCGCAACGATTCCGCCCCCGCCGGATTGCCGGCGTAGGTTGGTGATCTGCATGGATGGTCCTCTGAAGGGTAGGGGGAGCGCCCGAAGGCGCTAATTGAGGCTAATCAACGGCCATACGTTCCAACGCGCGCGAGTCGACGAGGCGCTGGCGACTTTGCTGCTGCTTGCGCTCGTATGATCCAGGTTCGATCGGGTGAAGCCATGTGGCCGCCTCCCCCTTGCGCCGAGCATCGATGTACGGAGCGAAGTCGGACAAGAATATCTTCTTTGCCTCCCCCCGATGTGGCTTTTGACCCACTCCGCTACACCCTCTAGATCGGCGATGGACATAACGTCGAAGGCGCGTTCGAAGTCGATTTCGAGCTCAATTGTGGTACGGGATGAATAAGGGTGGTGGTCATGCAAGCTCATGCTGCTGCCTCCGCTTCCGCCATCCATTTGGTCAGGCTTGAGCGGCGAGCGGCGACAGTTCCTCCGCACTTGAAGCTGGGAATAATGCCGTCGTAAACCAGTCGGTAAGTCTGGCGCTGCGTGATGCCGAGGAAAGCTGCGATTGCGTTGGCGCCGAGGAGAAGGTCGGGGGTGTTGTCGTTCTGGTGGTCCATGGTGGCTCCGTGGATCAGTGGAAACGACAGCCGGGCTGCACTTCGATTTGGCTGTCGTTGATATATGTGTTTTTGGGCAAAATTCGGCAACGGCGCTTCGCAAATATTTCCACGCGGAACAGAAAGCTCCCACCATTCCCAGGATAGGTCACCCAGACCGGCACGATCGATCATGCGCCATTCCATGCGCCATTCATGCGCCATGGATTCCCCGCTAACTCCGGGAAAACGCTGGAAACCCCAGTAAATCCGGGCAATCGAATGGCGCATGCAAAGGCCACATATTTGTGGCTGTTGCGAGGAAATTCATCAGCAAAATCAGGGAGATAGGATGGTATGCGCGGAGGGGGTCGAACCCTCGACCATCCGATTAAAAGTCGGATGCTCTACCACTGAGCTACGCGCACACACTGTCGAGTACGATACATCGATTTGGAGACCGTGTCGTGTCGGCGCGGAACATAGTGTTTAGCCTTTGCCTGTCAACCGCAAATCGGTTCGGCTCACACCTGACGGTGATCGGTCTGGGCGCGCAACCGGACGAAGCGCGCCCTAGACAGCCGCTAGTTGCCGATCTCGGCGCCGATATAGGGAACCGGCAGGCAGGCGACAGCCACGGCTTCTAGGCGCCTGCAGAGCGCTGCGGCGTCCTTGATATCGGCCAGCGGCCCCGCGATCAGGTGCCCGTCTTCCTTGACCGTC